TGCCCCGACCCGCCCACCGAAACCCAATCGCCGGTCACGATATCGTTGCGCGTGGCATCCCAGCCGGATTCGCCCCAGATGCCGTTATCCCATTCGTTGCCAAGCGGAATTTCCAGCGCATCCGGGGCCGGCGGGAAACCATGTTTGAAATTCGCGTGACCTGACAGCCGGCCCTTCGCCGCAAAGGATGACCGCGTGACCGCCCGCGCCACCTTGGCGACCTTGAGGCTGGCCGGGGCGTTCAGCCCGTCGAACAGCGGCAGGACACGGCCCACGTAGGGCGCACCTTCGTCCGATCCGCCAACCCACGCCTGCCGGATCGCGCCGTCCCGAGAGCCGAAGAACAGCCGCCCGGTGAAGGCTTCCATCGCGGTCACGTCCCATCCGGTGAACTCTGCCCAGCGCCCGGTATTGGTATTCGCGACGAAAACAATGGGCGTGCCGCCTGTGGGGGTTGGCGGCGCGATCAGCACCATCTGCCCATCCGCCCAGACCTGGCACCGCCAGTCTTCCTGTCCGCGCTCGTCGATCGCGCGCGTCCAATCCTGCTCGATCGGGTGACTGACCGCCTGCTGCCCAAGCGCGGCGTAGTCGTGCCGGGATGCCATCGCGAGGCTCAGAAATCCCACCGACGTTGCGATGACCAGATCGCCGCCGGCAACGATCAACGCTTTCTTCCCCAGCGGGCGCCCAATACGGTAAAGCCCGGCCTTGTTCCAGCCGCTAAGGTCGCTCGGATATAGCCCTTGATAGGCGGCAACTTCGCCTTCCGTGGTGGCAAACACGCATTGTTCGGACAGGCCGCCAGCACTGCCGGTGTCGAGGCTCCACGCATGACCCCAGATCAGCGTGCCGCCCCGCACGAAGATGCCGCCCATCGGCCATTTCGTCAGTTCCCCGGCGATCTGGTCAACCGGCAGATACCACGCGTCGAGGCTGTCCTTCTGGATGAACCAGAGCCGCTGCTTGTAGACCCAGACATAGGCCAGATCGGCGGTTGTCAGGGACACGCCGCTCGGGAACGTAATGCCGCTCACAAGGCTTGCCGGCGTGCCGTTGGCGTCCGCGCTGCCGCCCGCGCTGGTGATCGTCTCGTTGTCCTCGAACGTGCCGCTGATGGTCTTCAGCCAGAGCGTGCCGCTCGTGCCGCCGTCGATGACCTTGACGATAATGGCAGTCGCGGCCGACGTGCCGCCGGTCAGGGTTTCGCCAGCCGTGAATGGCGCGGTTTCGGCGTCATATTCCAGCGCGAAGACACCGCCCGCAACGGCCGGGTAGAAATCCGCGCCGTCGTAGATAAAGCCGTCATCCGCGCCATTGACGCCGACCAGAAAGGCCCCGCCAGCGGTTGAATACTGCACAACCACCCAGTCGCCTGAAGTGGTCGCGCCCAGCACGTCGAGACCCAGAAGCCCGTTTTCACCGAACACCAGTTCGGCCCCAACGTCCGCGGCGATGTAGTCGCCGTCTTCGGTGCTGAGCGCCCAGTTGAATGGCGACGGGACCGTTGTGATATTCCAAATCCCGGCATTCGTTGCCGCGAAAAGCTGCTTGGTCGCGCCGGAGACGTAGGAAAACAGCGACCGGACCGGGCTTTCCTCCACCACCGATGCCCAGCGCCGGGAACCCCGCCGCAGCACCACGCCGGTCGCGGTCGGGAACATATTTTCCAGCACCGCCGCGCCGGGCGGGCCTTCCGTTGCCCGTGCCATTGCAAGGTTGCGGCTGCTGATCAGCCCGCCAGTCGGGGCCGGAAAGGACGTGACCAGCGCCTTGCGGGGCCGCTGCTTCTGGGTCGGGCTTCTCACCACATCGCCACGTTGCTGTAAGCGCGTCCTGCGCCGCTGTTCCAACGCTTCGGCGTCATTGCCACCCGCGGACCCTTGTCGCGGCTCTGCGCCCGCGCCAGCGCCGTCTCATAGGTCTGCATGGCTTCCGCGTAGTCAAAGCCCTTCTGCTCGTTCCAGCGCCAGATCAGCCCCAGCGTCAGCAGCCGCTCGTCCAGCACGAAGATATCGGTATCCGCCGTGAACGCGGGCTTGCGGCTGCTGTCCGCGTCAATGACGAAGTTCTTGCTGATGTAGGGAAATTCTGCGGGGGAAGGCGTGGCAGGGTAGAATTGCAGTTCGCCGCCAAGGATGATCCAGCCGCCCGGCGCCAGTGTCGGATAAGCGCCGGATTTGTAGCGCATCCAGTCGTTCACCGAGCCGATTGCCTCATAACCCCAGAACCAGTTCGCCGCGTCATCAACCTGCGCGCCGGCCACCATGCGGTCATATTCGACCGGCAGCGTGAACGCAGTCGTGCCACCAGCGACCGTCGCGACCGTCGTCAGTGCGCGCCAGTCGTGGCTTTGCATGATATCGGTTGCCACGTCGGTCGAAAGGTCCGCCATCTCGACCGCAATCTGATCGGGAGAGGCAAAGACCTCCCCCACCTTCACGCCAGAGACGCGCAGAATTGCCGATTGGATGGCCGTCAGGATCATGTCATGCGCCTTTTTTCTTGCGCGGGACTTTGGGGATATCGGTCACCCACGCAAACCGACGGCGCATCGTCGCTTTGCGAAGGGCAACCTGCTGGCGTTGCGATGCGAGTGCAGCCAGGATGCTGCCCATCACGCGCCCACTTTCAGGTCGGCCAGCATTTCCTTGAGCGTGTCCACGCTCGGGTTGCCGCGTGGCCGGGCGCCGGTCAGCGCCTCGATATCGTCCTTCAGCTTCGCCTTGTCGGGCGTTTCCGGCTCCGGCTGCGGTTCCTGCCGCATCGCCGCAACCTCGGCCCGCAGTGCTTCCAGTTCGGCCGCCATCGCGGTCGCGTTGGCGGACCCGCTGGCGTTTGCCAGATAGGCCGTCGCTTGGTTCTTCATCTCGCGGCCCTGCGCGCCAATGGCGGCAAGGTTCTTGCCATCCAGCGATGCCAGCGCCTCTGCGGTGTAGACCTTCATCAAGCGCAACTCGGCACGCTTGGCCTCGGTCAAGAACGGCAGTTCCGATAGCGGCGTGCCATCAGCAACCTGCTCCTTGCTTGCGGCAAACCTGTTGTAAGCGTCCGGCCAGCGCATCGCGTAGGTGATCGGCACACCGTTCTCGGTGCGCCACGTCGAATGCGCCGGGAAATTCGGTTGGTAATTGCGTTCGCCGGCAATCCGAACCTCGACCATCTCGACGTTGCGAAAGATCGGGCGTCCGGCCTTTTCGCTAGCCGCCGGGTCAGGTTCCGCGACCGTCTTGAAGAACGGCACGACAAGGGAATCATCATTCTGCATTGGTTTTCCTGTCTGAAAGGGTGCGGTAGGGAAGGCGCGGCCATTACAGCCGCGCCATAGGTCAGGCCGTGACGAGAATGCGCCGCGCCCAGAAATAGGCGTCCTTGGCAACCGCCACGGGCGCCTCGAACACGGGCGCTGATGCGTC